TACCGGATGTAAAGATGAAAAGAGACAAACATTCCCTCAGCCACTACAAGCTGGCGACCCTCGATATGGGGGCCCTGGTTCCTGTCGGTGTGTTCGAAGTTCTTCCTGGTGATTCTGTCCAGCAGTCCACCTCGGTTCTTCTCCGCTGCTCGCCGCTCATGGCTCCGGTCATGCACCCGGTTTCGGTCCGCATTCACCATTGGTTCGTTCCGTACCGCCTCTGTTGGGATGGTTGGGAGGACTTCATTACTGGCGGCCCTGACGGTCTTGGCGGTGACGCTGGCCCGTTCCCTTCCACCCAGGTCAACCCCACGAAGGGCGAGCTCTGGGATTACCTGGGCCTTCCTCCTGGTCAACTGTCGGACGTTTCGCTACTCCCGATCCGTGCCTACAACCTGATCTACAACAATTTCTACCGCGACCAGGACCTCTCGATGGAAGCCGGAATCGACTCCGGTGTTCTTCAGAATGTCGCGTGGGAAAAGGATTACTTCACCTCGGCGCGTCCATGGCCGCAAAAAGGTCCCGATGTCGTTCTTCCTCTGGGTCAATCCGCCCCTGTCGTCGGCACTGGTGACCTGGCCCCTCGCTTTAACAACGTCGGCACCTCCGGGGGCGACGCCAACTTCGTAGGGACAAACGGTGAAACCACGGTTTCGTTCGGCAACGGCGTCTCGGCCGGCTCTTCTCCGTTCACCTGGGCGGACCCGCGCCTCATCGCCGACCTCTCAAACGCCACGGGCGTCAACGTTAACGACGTTCGTCTCGCGTTCGCGCTCCAGCGGTACCAGGAAGCCCGCGCGAAATACGGCTCCCGTTACGTCGAATACCTCCGGTACCTCGGCATCCGCTCGTCCGATGCTCGGCTCCAACTTCCGGAATACCTGGGGGGCGGGAAGCAAACCATTAGCTTCTCTGAGGTTCTACAGACCGCTCCGGGAAAGACAGAGGGTGATCCAACCATCGGATCCGGAGTGGGATCCTTCGCAGGACACGGAATAGCTGCAACCAGGTCCCGCCGGTACCGCCGCTTCTTCGAGGAACACGGCGTCGTCCTCTCGCTCATGTCGGTCCGCCCCCGCACGATCTACACCAACGGGCTCCCCCGCATGTATTCGCGCCGCACCAAGGAAGACTTCTTCCAGCGCGAGCTGCAGGAAATCGGCCAGCAGGAAATCTATCGGCGCGAGATCTACGCTCAACCCGACGCTGCAGGCGGCGAAACCATCTTTGGGTATCAAGACCGCTACTCGGAATACAAGCAGGTTCCGTCCAGCGTTCACGGTGACTTCCGGGACATCCTCAACTACTGGCACCTGGCCCGCGACTTCTCGAGCCCCCCGGCGCTCAACTCGTCCTTCGTGACCAGCTACCCGTCCAAACGGATCTTCGCGGAGCAAAACACCGATACCCTCTGGTGCATGATCTCCAACAACATCCAAGCTCGTCGGATGGTCAAGCGTTCCTCGGCCTCGAGGGTGCTATGAGATTCAACGACAAAGGCCAAGAGGTTCCCGACCCGATTCCGGTGGCCGTCCCTCACAACTGGGCTCGTCCCCTGAGCCTCGCTGAACAGATCCAGCGGTTCGTCCGCACGGAGCTATCCGCCCGGGCCGCCCAAACTGAGCAGGAAACGTTCGAGGAGGCTGACGACTTCGACGTGGATGAGGACCCGGACCCTCTTTCTCAGTACGAGATTCCGGAGGCGGCCGTAGAGTGGCCAGGCGGCGTCAAAGACGAAGACGCTACCCCCATAGCCCCCCCCTCAGAAAAATCGCCTACAGAGGCTGTAAACGAGCCGGAGAGGCATTCCTAGTTGCTAGACCCGGTCAGTTCCGGCCCCTTCGGGGGCCGTTTTTATTTGTGCACCGCAAAACCCAACCTGTGGATAACTCTGTGGATAACTTGCCAGAATCTGTGGATAACTTCACACTAGATACAAGATGTGGGGTTGTGGATAACCCCAACTCTATATAAAGGCCCTTTATCTACTTCGTAGAACAGGGCCAGCACCCCACCACTACTACCAGCAGTACTTAGACTTGATATGTACTGCGCTGACTGTCTTTCGTGCTCTGTATCCGACCCTTCAGGAAACCTTCTGTCGAACACGGCTGCGGCCAATGCCTACCCTGCCGGATCAACCGTAAGCGCACCTGGGCCGGCCGAATCCTCCTTGAATCGCTCGCCCACTCCGAAAGCTGCTTCCTCACGCTCACCTACGCTGAAAATGCGCTTCCAGAAGGAAACACCCTCTCCGACGTGCACTGGCGCGAGTTCACAAAGGACATCGGGTTCCGCTACTTCGGCTGTGGTGAATACGGCTCCCACTTCAACCGTCCCCACTACCACCTGGTCGTTTTCGGTCTCGGAGCATTGGCGGGAGAGGCTCTCGCTACGGCCCGCTGGCCGTACGGCTTCATCACCTCCCGCCCTTTCTCGCCGGCCCATGCCCGCTACGTCGCTGCCTACACCGTGAAAAAAATGACTTCCAACGACGACGAGCGGCTAGCACCTGGTCAACGTCCGGAGTTCGCCAGGATGTCCCGGCGGCCCGCGATCGGCACCGCCGGCATAGCTCCGTTCATCGACTGGCTCACCACCGAGGCCGGCTGTGTCTACCTGGCCCGCGAGCTCGATGTCCCTCAAGGTATCCGCCAGGCTGGTCAGATTTACCCGTTCGGTCGGACCCTCGTTACTAAGCTGCGCGAGGCTTGCGATATTCCCTCCGACCTCCCGGCGCGTCACGAACGCCGCCGGGACCTCTACCGTCGCACGAACCAGGTGCCCGAGCTGCGCGAGCTGCGCGAGCGCCGTCGCATCAGCCACTACGAACGACAACGTGCCATCGCCCGGAGGCCCCATGGCACGCTCTAGACGCCGCCGGGAACAACCCGTCGAGCACCGGCGGCTCCCCTTCAATGACAGACGAGACTCCATTCGTCTGCCCGTAACTGACTGGGGCGCGACTACTCCCTCGCTAGCACGGAGTGCTGCCCCCGGTCCTTCAGTCCATCGGCTAATCCGGAGGCTGGAACAGGCTCCGTTCATCAGCTCGGGTATGGGGCGAGCTAGCCCCATGTCGTTCGACTACCAGCGCACGGTCTGGCCCTACCTCCCGCGCTTACCGCTGCGCCCTCGCTTACCCCTGCAAGGCCACAACATCACCCCCCGGTTCGCCGGTCTCAATCGCCTACAGGTTCCCGTCCCGCGACAGGTCAAATTCTGCGTCCGTCGCAAACAACGAAGAGAGGTCCTCCATGCTCTGGGTATTGCTTCTCGTCGCGGTCTTGGTCGTTCCGGTGTTCACCGGACACCTAATAGCTCGTGGGGGTGCTGACTAATGTGGGGCAACATCATCAGCGCCGGAATCGGCGCAGCTGCATCCCTTATCGGCGGCCGCAAGTCTCAGAAAGGCCAAGAGGCCGCCAACGCTCAAAACGAGGCCCTACAGCGTGAATTCGCACAAAACGGCATCCGCTGGAAAGTGGCGGATGCTCAAGCGGCAGGACTGCATCCTCTGTACGCGCTTGGCGGCGCTGGCGCGGCGTATCAACCGTCGGCTCAAAACGTCATGGCGGGCCCCGCCGCATCGCTAGACGCTGTCGGCCAAAACATCTCCCGCGCCGTTCAGGCTTCCGCTTCATCCCATGAGCAAGAGGCCAATCGCCTCCAGCTCGAGCTGCTCCGCTCCCAAATCCGCCGCAATGACATCGAAGGCGCGGCTGTCGCTTCTCAGTCTCAACGTGACTGGCAGCAATCGTGGATGGCTAAACCCATCAACCTAGACGGGACCGGCGTGCAGCTCGGCAACCGTCCCTTTGACCTGGCTAGCTTGTCCGGTGATTTCACACGGTCTCGCGGTCCCGCCTCCCTCGCTCAACGCTCCGTACTGGACCGCACCAAAGGCACCCCCTCGGAATACAACCTCTCACGCGGCAATAACTCCGCTATCGAAGCTGCTACCGCTCCCGCCTACAAGGAATACTTCGTCTCCCCCCTGTCGGATCTCACCGCTCTTGCTTACGCCTCGGATGAGGGCTACGGCGAAGCTCGCGAAAACATGGCCCCCCTCGAGTTCTTCCTGGCTAACTACGGTCGCGGTGGTTGGGATTGGATGCGCCGCTATCTGCAAGAGGTCTACATGGGCAAAGCCCCCCAGTTCCGCAACATCCCCTCGGGCAAAGAGCTTCATGGTCAAGGCTTCAAACCTAAGGGGTGGTCTACCCCGTTCAAACGCGGCTCCGGCCGCTCTCAGTAGGAGGTCGCTATGCGCCGCCGTTCCTTTCGTCGTTCTCGTGGTCGTTCAGTCACTCGTCGCGTGTTCCGTCGTGGACGGGCAGGCAGGGTTGGTCGTCGTGTCCGCATCGGTTACCGGATGTAAAAATGAAAAGAGACAAACATTCCCTGAGCCACTACAAGCTGGCGACCCTCGATATGGGGGCACTGGTTCCTGTCGGTGTGTTCGAGGTTCTACCCGGTGACTCCGTCCAGCAGTCCACCTCGGTTCTGCTCCGTTGCTCTCCGCTCATGGCCCCCGTCATGCACCCCGTATCCGTCCGGGTGCATCACTGGTTCGTCCCCTATCGCCTCTGTTGGGATGGGTGGGAAGACTTCATCACCGGCGGCCCCGATGGCATCGGCGGCGACTCCGGCCCCTGC